GGTAACAAGAAATGGCGGCTGACAGGCTATCAACCCAATCAGCGGCGGCACGCTCGAGTTCCTCGGTGCGCTGTCCGTCCTCGACGAACACTCCGTTGCTGTACGGGTCGATGTCAGGCACATAGATATTCACAGTGACGACGCCCTGTTGTATCTCCGTCGGAGTGCCTGTCGTGAAAGCCACAACAGCGTCCTCCAAGCGGCTGTCACGGGGACGGTAGCCACGCCTGTACACAGCCCCCGAAATCATCGACGAAATGGGGCTGTGTCGCAGGAGGTTGTAAATGTCCGTTTGTACCTGTTTGCCTGTCTTAGCCATAACCTTACTAACTTAAATCTATAAATCAATTAACTACTTAGAACTCAACCGTTTCAGGATTTCGGGGACGAGCTGTTGTGCAAGCAGTTCTGCGCTGTCTATGACATCGTAGCCCTTGGCTGACACATACGAGGCGTAATGCATACCCGCAACCACTATCAGCACAATGCCCTTGGGGAATTTGCTGACGAGCTGCATGGCGAATGCCTTGCCGTCGGTCGCTCCCTGCGTCCCGTTCTTTACCGGGGTGAAATCACTCATCTTGGCAACCTGTCCCTCAACGACCACGACATAGCCGACGGAGCTTCGGAGGTTCGCCGTCCAATCGATATAGTTCGGTTGGTGCGGCGGGATATGTTTCAGCCCGGCGGGGTTCATCGAGGGAAGACTGCGTGCGTGATTGACAACCTGTTCCCCGACATAGCACATGTTATAGACGGCGGCTTGAATAATCCGCTCCGTCTGCCGGGCGATATACTCGTTGACGGCTGTGTCGGGTGTTCTGTTTGTTATCGGCATAGTTATTTTCCTCAAATTCGCCGTATTTCAGCGTTTCTTTTTTGAATGGTATGTTTATACCATAAAAGAACTTCAACGCCGCATTCGGGCTGATTCACGTTATACCAAAATCCTCAGTTCGCAGACGGCTTCAAGAGGCTCGGTCTGAATGACAGAGAACTCGCCGACCTCATTTCCCTGACGGTCTTTCAACCGTATCTGCTCAGCGTCGAACGGCTGCAGCTCTATCAGGACGGTATATTCAGCCGTCGTGAAGTGTTCGCCGTTCACCCGCCCGAGGTTACTATACTTATTAGCATAGTACTGACAGGGTATCGGGTCGCCCCATGTCGCCGCCTCAGGTTTCACGGGGTAACCCGTTTCAGGGTCAATCCCCGCCGCTGTCGCTTTCTGTTTCAGCTCTATGGTGCCGTTCTCTATTATCATAGCCGTGAACCTTTGTATCCGTATGTCGGTTGCATTGATGAGCTTTCCTCCTCGAACTCGTCGTACAGCCCGTTCGCCTGATTACGCAGCTGTTTGCGCTGCTCGTCAGTGAAACCGAAAGACTGCCCGCCCTGTGTGATGTCCGGGGCGAGGGAGAGCCACAACAGCAGATCAGCCTTGGCGAGGTTGTACGCCTTGCCACGCTGAACAGCCTGTGTCGCTTCGTCGCCCAACGTCAGCCCCCGCAGCTCCGCCGTCTGTACGAGCGTGCGGAGCGGAATGGGATAGGCGTTGACACCTTTCAATGATTCGAGTATTGTTGCCATATTCTCAGCTTCCTTACGTGATGATTATTACTCCCAATCTTTCGCGTCGGTGCGGATATACAGGTTGCGGTAAGCTGTGTCGAATACCGGGACTGCGTCAGCCTGACCGATAGTAACCTCAGCCTGCGGCTCGGCTGTACCGTACTTCTTGACGATAGTATGGCTGCGCTCTGCACGGAGGATAAGGTCGCTCTCCTCTTTGAGGATGTCGTACTGAGTAGTACCGAGGCGTTCGTTCTCAGAGAGAATCAAACGGCGGTCTTCAAACGGGTTGCCGCTTGTCTGTGTACCGTCCGCAAATTCGCGGGTGATAGTTTGGTCAATAACACGGAGCTGCAAGCCATTGAGCCAAGCCTGTTTTGCAAGCATTTGGTTAATGGAAGCGAGGTCGGGTGTCTGTGAGATGTTCAGGGCGTTGGAAGCGAAAGACGCACAAGCCTTGATAATCTGATCTGCGGAGGCGATACGATACAGCTCGTCGAGGTTCACGAACGCGAACTTCGGGTTGAGCTTCAATGTCTTCGCAAACTTGATAGCCTTGGCGAGGTCGCCGATGATATCAGCGTTGGTGCTGTCGCCCCAATCGGCAGAGGTCTTCAACTTCTGTTCAGCGTCAACGTCGTAGTCGAGGTCGAATTCATTCGCATAGGTTGCGTTGGTGGTTGTGCTGAACTCCAACTTACCTGCGTTGGAAGCGAGTTTCCAAGCAATGTATTCCAACTCTGACTGAACGCCGTTAAAACAGAAGTCCACGTCCTCGCCCCAAAACTGAACGAGCTTCGTAGCGTCGTCGTCCTGAGCGAAAGCAAGCTCGGTCTGATACTCCTTAATCTCGGCACGTGTCATTTCACGGCTGATAGAGATGAACGGAATATCGCCCTTTGCGCTCTCGAAGATAGGACGACGCTTGCGGATTGTAGTACCGTTGTCCGTGTGGAGGTCGGCGGCTACATTAGCCTTAGCGATTTGGTTCTGCAGGGTCTTCCAAATGAAGCCATTTACCTTTTTTACGGGGAAATGGGTGCCGAAGTAGAACGGTGTCGCGTCTGCGGTGTTCAGACGAGATTGCACCATCTGCTGTGTGAGCCCATGAATGAGGGTGTTTACAATAGTTGCCATAATTTCTTCGTCTGATTAATAGTTTACAATGTTCGGGATATAACTCTTGACACAGTCCGGGAGGACGTTGCCCTTAGTGACGGCGATAAGCCAAGCGTCGGTATCGAGGTTCTGTTTCGGCAGGACGGGCTTACCTGTGCCGACAACGGCAAGCGGGGTGTACTTCAATGCAGAAGTAGAGGTTGAAGCAGCCTTGGCTTCTGCGATTGCGCCGCCCTTGTCAATCTTGCCGATAGCCGAGCCGATGGTCAGCGTGTCGGAATCCTTGTCGGAGCTGTCAACGGCTGTGATTTCAACAGCAGCACCCTTCTCCTTCAACAGGATGAAGTCGCCGACCTTGAAGTTGCTGAACTTACCGACCTTGATCGTGGTGTCATCGGCAGCAACAGCCGCAACGACGACCGCAGTCTTTACGACATGGCAGATGCCGTCAACGGGAGCGGAAAGCACCGCACCCTCTCTCAGATAATCGCCGCCCAACTCAGCTGTGTTCACAGAAACGCCGCCTCGGATGTCAGCGATTTTGTGCATAAGGACACGAGGTGTACGTGTGTCCTTACGACGTTGTACTGTCATACTCATTTTGCGTACATTTTAAATTGTTAGACATTTAGAACGGCTGTTGCCCGTCTTTCGGCTTGCCCTCGCGCACGGCGATTGCAGCCTCCTGTTCCTTGGACAGTTGTCCGTTCTGTTGACTTCCGCCGCCGACCCCGGCTGCGGGCTTGCCGAAAACAGCCCCTTTCGCGTTCAGCTCTGCGGCTATGCCGTCGACCTCTGTTGTGATTTCGCCGAGGAGTGTGGTGAACTCGTCGTCTTTCAGCGAGTCAATGGCTGTGCGCTCATACGACTTGCGGAGGTTCTCGGGCAGCTTGGAAATGACGTTGGCAAGTTGCTGCTTGCGGGTTTCGGTTGTGCGGCTGTGTTCCATGTTGTTCAAACGTTCCGTCAGGGCGGTCATTCCGTCCGTGAGGGTCTTTGCCCAAGCGGGAACAGTGTCAGCACCCCCGGCTGTTGGAGGTGTGATTACAGTTGCAGCAGGTTGTCCCTGTTGTCCGCCCGGCTGTTGTACCTCAACAGGCTTACCGTCTTTGAGATTGTGGTTGCGCTCGTAATTGTTTACGGCTGTCTGAGCGGCTTCCGTCGCACGACTATCAGCGTAACCGTCGATAAGTTGCTGAAGCGTAACCCCCTCCACAGCGGTTGTTACCTGCTCGGCTGACGTGACAGTCTTGCTCAGCTTATCAGCAATCCTGCCCAAGACACTGTCGCTGACCCCCTGAAATTTGGCTTTCAGCGCATCTAAAATCTGTTGTCTGTAGTTCATATATCAATAGTTTTAACTGTTTGTATAAATTGTTCAGTGGCACAAAGATAATACTTTATTCCGAAAGTGATTATAAGAAAATCACATTATTTTCAATTTTTCGCAAAAATAATTTGGAAGTGAGGAATATTTTGTTATACCCTGTGATTGGGTGTGATTTCTTCCCGATTCAAAAAAAATTAACCGCTCAGTTAAAAATTCTCGGAGAAAAGTTTGTTATTTCCAAAATACTTCACTTATATTTGCAACGTGATTATAAGATAAGCACGTTGAACCCTTTAAAAAACAGCAATTATGGCAGCAACAGTTTTAACATACAGCACAGCAACAATCAACCGCAACTACCGCATTAAGGTTGCCGGGGTTGACAATGAGGGCAAGAAGATAAACAAGCTCGTTGGCGTATCAGGTATGCTCGAGCTGATAGGTATCGAACTCGCTCAGAAGTTTCTCGACAGAGCCAACCGCTCCATGGAGGACTTCACGGTATGCAAACTGCGCCGGGGCTTGAAAGTGACTTTCTATAACAAATAACCGTTTAAACCGAACAGCGATATGAAGAAGAAAAGACAAACATTCGAGGAGCGGGTTCAGGCGATGAGCCCCTCCGAGTTAGATTGGGAGAAGCTCTATTGGGAGATTCTCGTTGACCGCTATCAGGACATCAGCCGTTGGGGTTGGAATAAACTCCAAGAGGCTAAGAACCACCTCGCCGTTGTATGCCGGGCGATTCGCCGGGCTGAGCAACAGCCGACATTGGACGCTGCCTACTGCGCAGGGTTCGAGCCAAGCTCGGACACGCTCACAGACGAAGCCCTGTATCAGGAGGCACAGGCTTACTTAGAGATTTCAGTAACTTTTTAATAACCAATTTTTAACAGTTTTAAATCATGGAAGCAACAATGAATTCCACAGCAACCCAACAGGGGTTGAACGAGGTTGTTATCAACCGTGTTCAGAGAATGATTGACGGCAAAGCCGTCGGAGTACAGGCAACAATGGAACGCCTCATCAACGAGGGACGTATCGCACAGGACTATATCGCCCCGCTCGGCGTGAACCTCCGTGCGCAGGGCGAGGTTCCTGTTATCAGCTTCAACGGAGCTACCGAGAAGCTGATGATGAACATGCCCGACGGAACGTTCGAGATGCACGACAACGCAATCGCTCAGATTGCCGACCGTATGGGCATTCCGCAGCGATACCTCAGACAGCTTGCCGGGGGTAAGCCTTGGGCTGTGAACCTCGCCGCCACAATGCTCAACGAGCACAGCGGTTGGACGCAGCGCAGCCGAGTTCTCGTGAGAACCGTCGGCACACAGGTTCGCGGTATATTGAGCGACAGCTACCGCCGCCTGAACAGCGTTGAGATACTGACGGCATTCGTACAGGAGGCTTCGGCTCAGGGCGCAGTTATCTCGGACGCATACATGAACGACACCAAGGTATGGGCTGAAACCATACTGCCGCAGCCGCTCGTTGTTCCGACAGCGAAGAACGGCGACGTGGTTATCTTCGCCGGGGCAAGGTTCAGCACCTCGGACTATGGCGACGGGGCTGTTGACATGCGGGCATTCCTGTTGAACGGGGCTTGCCTGAATGGTATGGTTCGCGAGAGCGTGATGAAGCAGGTTCACCTCGGTTCCAAGCTCCCCGACAACCTGCAGCTCTCTCAGCAGACCTACGAGCTTGACACGAAGACCACCGTGTCAGCCGTGAGCGACCTGACGAAGGGCTTGTTCAGCCGTGACAACCTCATGCAGAAAGCCTACGAGATACAGGGCGCAAGCGAGATGGAGGTTGACATGGCTCAGGAGCTCCACCGCCTGACCCGTGACGGCGGGCTGTTGAAGCAGGAGGGCAAGGAGGTTGAAAAAATCCTCATGCGCAACAGCCCCGAGGACGGCGTACAGGGCGCAGCCACCCTTTGGAAGCTGACACAGGCTATCACAGCCCACGCCCGAGACCTCACGCCTGAGAGAAGCCGTGAATTACACGAAATTTCGGGCGCACTCCTCAACCGTGTTAAATTACAGGCATAATCATTAATCGCCCGGCACACGCCGCCAAAATAAGCGACAGCGGGTGCCGGGCTTAAATAGTCAATAACAATGAAGACATCAACTACATTTCGTATCGTACAGTCCGCAGGACAGGCGGGGTACAGAAGCACACGAGTGCTGTTCAGCAGCGACAACCGGGAAGAAGCGCAACGCCGCTTCGAGGAACTCTACGAGGAGGCACATGACCGCCTCGGCTCTTTCTGTGAGCGACGGGGAGCGGTCGAGATTACCGCCGCCGACTATGAGGAATTGGATATTATCACGCTCGACGAGTTCACAGCCGACTATGGCACATCGACCGAAACGGTTGAACTCGAGGAGGAAATCTTGTAAGGTTATGGCACAGTCAGAAGCATTGAAACGGTACAGGGAGCTGTCGAACGAACAGCCCGCCGGGGGTGATTACTTCTTTGCGTTCAGCAAGGAACAGTTTCAACAGGGATATGACGGGCTCGTGAACAGAGGCGTTATCAAACAGGGCGAGAAGATCTGCTCGGCGGGTAACGCCCTGTTCGGCACACGGGCGGGGCTTGACAAGATGTTCGAGTTTTACCGCCAACGACGTGAACGTATCAGCCGGGAGTGCGACCCGCAGGTGGTATATGACTTCGAGTTCGCCAACTACGAGTGTGAGATAGACTACGACGGCGACGCTAACGCCATGAAGCATGTTATCGAGACGTTCGGGATTGACAGAGCCCGGCAGGTGACGAGGCGTTGCGCCCTC